GGAGCCAGACCGTGACGCGCCTTGTAGGTCTGCGTCTCGAAGGTCGTGGTGGCAGCGAAGTTCCCGCCGAAGAACAGCGTGATGTACTTGTACTTCGGGTTCTGCTGGGTCATCGACGTGTACTGATCGGCAGGCTCGTTCGAGCCCCAGGGCGTGAACCCGCAGTAGCGACCATCAGCAATCGTGACGCAGGGATCCCCTGTGCCGTCGTCAATCCAACGGACGAAAGTGCCCCCAGGCCAGCCGTGTCGAGCCATAGCCGAGTCGATCTTCATGGGCATCGAGTCGCCCTTGTGGAAGACCGAAAGCTCGCGCTCGGTGATGTACCCGTTGAGGTTGGAGATGTTCCTAGGCCCAGGCATCAGAGGTGACCCTTCGGCTTGGGATGCTTCGGAACATCCTCGTGACCCTTGGGGACACCCCGAACACCAGGTTGCTCAGTCTGGACGAGGTAGCGATTGAGCGTGGAGAATGCCTTGCCTCCAGGCAAGTGCTCAATCTTCTCCAGAGTCGGAGGAGCCTTCTTGACCTCGCGGCGAGCTTCCGAGACCGTCCGGTCACCCTCTGAGTCCTTCACCGACTTGACAGCAACCGCCGGGATGTTCGAGGGGGCGTTGGACCTGTAGAACTCCCTGACCTCCCGCATCTCTGGGTTGTGGAAGAAGTAGGGCTCTGCACTTGGAGCCACCCCGTTCTCAACCTGAGCCTGGAGGAAGCGACGGGCCACCCGAGCTTCGAGGGACTCCTTCTCTCGATTGGATGAGAAGGGGGAGGTCTTTGTGGCCCTGTCTACCCTGATGCGATCATCGAAGGTGAGCCTGCTGCGAAGGAAGTCCTCTCCCATGACCGCGAGCGCGTAGGAAGTCCTGTCGAGCGCCCTCTCCACAGAGGAGAGTGTGTCAGGAAGCCCCTCAATCATGTCGCCAGCCACCTGGTAGAGGTGGTCCCGGTGCGTTGACTCTTCCACGAGCACCTGGGCTCGGTCGAGCATGAGCCGCAGACGGTGGAGGTCCACACGAGCCTGTGTCACGCCTTCGGTAAGGAGGGACCAGGCGACCTGGCTAGAGGCTCTTTTGGTTTGGCTCATGGTGTACGCGGATAGGCAGCTTCGTACTACGCCGCCTATCCGCGAGAAACCGAACCAACCAGGTCAGGTGCCTGGATTGAGCGCCGTGAGGCGCTCCTTGATGAGCGCCACGACTGCTGGGGCTTCGACCGCTCGGATGGCCTCCAGGACCGCCTGATTGGTCCCGTACTGCTCGGCAGCGATCTTCGCTCGCGTCCGCCAGTGGAGGGTCTTGTCCCACTTGACCCCGTTGCCGAGGTCGATGTCGTCACCCTCGACAATGATCTGCTCGATCGTGACTGGGGTCTTCTTCTTGTGAGAGACGGGAGCCTTCACAGTGGCCTTTGCTGGCACCGCAGCCGCCTCCAGAGCCGCCGCGATGCGGGCATCCTCCTCTGCCAAGATCTGACGCGCCAGCGCCACCTGCTGCTCCCTGGTCCCGGAATGAAGCATCAGGTCAGCGGTCGCCGGGATCTGCTTCACAGCGGGCTCTGCTGAGGGGGCAGCCTTGGCAGCCTTGGCTGCCGCCTCAGCCTGCGCCTTGCGCTGCTCACGGACGATACGAGCCTGATCCTCCGGATTGAGGACTTCGATGATTGACCCGACTTCCTCAGCCTCCGCCGCGTGGATCACGCCCGTCGGCGTGCTGAGGATGGCACGGGGCGGGGGAGCGTTGTCGAGCCTGGCGGCCTCACGGGCAGCCTGTCCACCGTCAGATACGACGGTCTTCATGACCGCTGGGGTGCGAACCTTGCCGACCTGCCTGGCGTCTTCGTTGCCGACGGAGTCGGTCTTCATCTCGCTTGCGGCCTTCCGGAGGGCTGGGCCAACCGGACGCTCCAGGTCGTCCTGGTTCTTCACCGACTTGCTGAAGGTTGCGACCTCCTTTGCCTCGTCAGGATCGTCCGCCTTGATGACGTGCCGACCACGAGCCGGACCCATGTCCTTCTCATCGTCAGTCACCGTGGCCATCGCCTGCTTCCGCTCCTTGGTCTTGGATTCCACGGCAGATCGGACGTTGGCTTCAGCAGGCTTTGGCCTGTAGTTCGAGATGTTGTCCTTCTCAGGAACGAACCAACCCACACGGATTCCAGCCCGAAGCTCTGGGTAGGGATGATCCACACCTCCGAGCTTGATGGTCTGCCCGTCGAACTGGATGATGTCCCCCTCTCGGACATCGGTAGCGATCTTGCCAAGGTGAATCTTGGCGACCGCCCGGAACGATTGAAACGCCCCGGTGGCGAATTGGATCTCAGCAGCAGCCATACAAGTCCTCCAGAGGTTGATGCCTCCGGGGGACTCTACCGACGTGGCCAGCCTTCAGAGAGGGAACAGGGCTTCAGCTACTCCGCAGCCTGTTCCATGACCGCTTCGGACTCAGCCTGGAGCATCTCCTCTACGTCTGCCTGCCAGCCACCCGGACGGTGACCCAGGACGCCGATGTAGAGAACCTGACCCTTCGAGGGGCTGATGCTGGTCGGCACGTCCCGCTGCTGTGCAGCGATGCCGAAGTACATGTTCCCCTCTTTGCTGTAGGCGAACTTGCCGATGAACCCGGTCAGGTACGGGCGCTTTCGGTCCTCGCCCTTCTCCATGCCCTTCTCGACGTACTTCTGGATCTGATCCAGGCGGCGGCGATCCACGCTCGGCTTCTCGGAGAAGTAGACGACCTCGAACCCGAGCTTCTTCTCGACAGCGTGCTCGACGTAGTCACCGATGGAGGTGTTGCGGTACAGACCCGTGGTCTTCCCTGACGCCTTGCCCTCGAAGTACTGCTTGTCCCCTGTCACGTCCTTGGAGGGGTGGTCCTTGTCCCCCGCATAGAACGCGATGGTCAGGCCGTCCGTGGAGATGCTGTCCACGAGGCCCACTCGGTTGTGGTACTGCTTCACAGCGTCTGTGTTCGCCGGGTTCGTGTTCTTGTAGGCGTCCACGAAGACTGACTCGCCCTTTTCAAGGGGACCCGTCTTCCTTGTCTTGGCCTCTGCGGGCTCCGTGGGGGTCCGCCCCAGCTTCTGCTCCAGGAAGCGTTGAACCGAGTCAGGGCTCATCGGCTTCTGGGTGGCAATCACCCAGGAGATGAAAAGCTCTGTCTCTGGAGACATCGCTGTCTTCACCGCCGCGTCCTTCAGAAGGGGCAGCAGGTAGGCGCGAAGCTCGGGCTTCTGGTGGGCCAGGCGGATGACTTCCGAACGGAGCTTGTCGGTCATGCTCCGGCAGATTTATCGAGAGTCCACCGGGAAAGCAACGGGGGTTCAGTAGCTTGCTGGCTACTGAACCCCCGTTTAGTGGACTTGTCGGGAGTCGAACCCGAGTCCGCAACGTCCTCTTACTGTGCGTCTACGATGCGTATCCGAATTTTGCGCCTGTTTTGATACGAGGAAGACACGAGGCTCGACGGCCTCTCCCTTTCAGGACTCCCCGAGGGGCGCTACGGTTTCCCGTTTTGCCCTCCACCAGTTCCTCAGATCGCCTTTCGGCTCCCGCTGAAGTACGTCCGGGATTTTTGCCCAACTCGATGACGCCAACGAGGAGAGTGTTAGGCGGACTCTCCTCGTCAACGGCTTCAGGCCGCGATTGCGGCAGAAGCGTAGCTGTTATCGTTCGCAGCTATGTTTGGTCTGCTTTTTACCCGGCAAACAGACCAACCGGGGCACGCAGCACAGTCGTTGAACACCACGTCGAAACCGTATCAAGCCCGAGATTTGAAGCTACTCCCAATCTAAGAGAAAAGCAACTGCTACTCGTCGCGGGTCCAGATTGCCACAGGTCGAGCATGGGAGCCCGTAGATTCCCACCCAACCCGCTTCCAACCCTGACCCCTCCGAAAGACCTGTCCCAACCACCGTCGCTCAGGCTCTTTTCCCCCAGGCTCCACCCAAGCCATTCGAGTGGCATATCGAGGGTCTGCCTCCATCGCCTCCTTGACCTCTGTGGAAGTCACACGCCCCTTCTCAGCACAGATCTTCAAAGCGATTGGAAAGCCAGCAGCCACGAGGTCCGAGTACTTACCTGAAACTCTGTCGATCCCCTCGTCACGCTTTTCTTCTTCGGTGGGATCTTCCCCAGCCTTGAGCTTGGGCTTGCTGGGAGGGTCGTCGTCGTCGAAAAACCAATCGAGCATGATTCTCTTACACCATGAGCATGGAGGGACGACCCCTCTTTCGAGCGTGGGGGATGTCCAATTCCAGGAGCCAGCGGTCCACTGTAGAGGCACCAACGCCCAGGAGCTTCGCCATGCGACGGATCGGCGTGCCCTGGGAGGCTAGCTCACGAAGCCGGTCAGGAGACACCTTCTGTCGGACCTGGTAGTGCGGCCCCTGGAAGCCGAAGTCCCGGAGCTTGTAGACCATGCACTCCGGGACATGGGGCTGGATCAGGTCGAGGAACCTGTGGGCTGTGTCCTCTCGCTCCATGTGGAAGTTGCCTGTGTTCTTCTTGAGCAACTGCCAACGCGGTCGGAGCCCGAACTTCTCGAAGATTGCTAGGGCGACCTGACGACTAGGCTCGTTTGCCCCAAAAGTGATCGTAGGCCACCAGGCTGCGCAACCGTCGTCCAAGTACCAGACGGCCAGGGCGAACTCGTCTACGAGGTCCACCACCTCCGGCAGAAGCCGCTTCCAACCCTTGTCTCTGGTGGCGTAGAACAAGTCACGCCACGGGACGAGTGACCCATGCGCCACTGTGTTCATTCGAGAGTGGACGTACCCACGCTTGTCAGGCACGTCGAAGATTGGGCACGCCCAAGCGCCCCAGAGACTGGCCTTCCACTCCAAGTAGGGGCGTTGGGCTTCACAGTGACCCTCCGCGAAGTGAGCAGCATGGGTGCGGTGAACAATGCGACCGTCCCCCAGCATTGAGCCCACCAAGAGGGACTTCAACTGCCCCTCGATAGGTGGCACCTCGTTCCGCTCCCACCGAGCCACAACCTCAATGGTGTATCTGCGCCGCCACGACTGAACGCGCTTGATTGTCCCACCAGGGAGGCGTGCGGCCACCTCTGCGTCAGTCAGCTTCTCGTCCCTCACGAGACGACGAAGCTCCTCCGGAGACACAGGGCAGTCGATAGCTCTCATTGAGCAAAGGGTGGCAGACAATGCCCCAAAATGCAACCAGAAAGCGACAGACCCGGCCCCCTTTCGGGAACCGGGTCTGGCGGGGGCTCGCTTTGAGTCCCGGCTTTTCAGCGATCAACCGCTATCAGCGGGTGATCGTGAGGCGGACCAACCCACGGGGGTTGTACGCGCCAATGCCGAGGTTTTCAAAGACGCTGAAGCCGATCGTGCGTGCCTTCGGGTCGTCAGCCGAGAGGACCGTCAGTTCGGTTCGCACGGGAATGCGACCGAACATCTCCGGCTCGCAGCAGACGTACACGGTCCCGACGGGAACGAGGCGGCTCGTGATGACCTGAGCGCCCCAGAGGGTCGCCTGGAGGCCGGTCTTGAGCAGCGTCGCCTGGCTCTCGATGTCCAGGATGTCGCGACCGAACTTGCGGATGTCCGCGTAGTCCCGCGCGTTCATGTACACGCGAGCGACCCGGAGGTCGTGGCGCTCGATGAGCGAGAAGGCGTCCGCGAGGACAGCGCCCGTGATCGGGGCGATGACCGGCACATCCGGGTTCGTCCCGCCCGGAAGCGAGTCGAAGCCGTTGACCGCGATGGCGTCCAGAACCGCGAAGACGCGCTCGTCCTCGGCAGCCTGGATCTGCGCCCGTGCGAGATCCTGGGCGCGCTCGATCAGATCGAAGCGACGCTCCTTGATCTGCGTGAGCGGGATCTCCGGGTTCGAGGCGATCTCGAACAGCGGGAAGATCACACGACGGGGCTTGGTGATCGCGAGGATGTTCTCGCCTTCCTCACCGACCACGAACGCTGTCACGTCCGGGTCCTTGTCGTAGATCGGAAGCGCACCATCGGGAAGCTGCTCCACGAGGAAGGTCTTGCGACCGACGCTCATGTAGTCCCGGCGAGTGCGGAGCGGCTGCGTCATCGACGCTGCGAGCTTGTTACGGCCCGAAGCGGTCTTGAGGTAGTCGCTGATGATCTTCTGCTTGACGGCGTTGTTGACGTTGGTTGTCATGACTGTCTCCTTTCTCGGTTCAGACGCGCGCGTCGTAGACGCACTCGGTCATGACCGAGTCGGGGACCATCTTGAGAACGCCCAGTGTCTGAGAAGCCGCGTGGCCGTTCTCGACTTCGAGGGCGAGGCCCACGAGATCGAGAGAGAAGACAGCGCCTGCGTTGTCCACCCAGCGAGGCATCAGGTAGCCGTTCACGGACGAGATCAGATCCTGTCCGATGAGGTAGGCGAGCGAGTCCCCTGCGGCGAACGGACCCGCTGCGATGAGGAACTGCGTCTCGTAGAGACGGTTGCCGTAGGTGCCCATGGCAGCCACATACGGACCCTTGTTCGAGGCGCTCGCGGGGAGGTTCTCGTAGGGGTTCCCGGCTGCGTTGTTGATGAAACAGCCGAGCGGGCGCGTGTTGAACGCCTGCATTGCTGTGACACCAGACACCGCGACGGTCACGGGACCGCCGATGTGGTTGCTGCCCGCGTCCGGGCGCGTGAACGCGACCGAGCCCGAGAGAACGCCGAAGACCTCGGTGAGGGCTCCGGGCGACGTGGTGACGGTTCCTGCTGTGTTCACGATCGGTGGGTTCTGCTGACGGAACGCATCGTCCGAGAGAACTCCGACGGTATTGCGAATACCGACGTGGAGAATTCTCAGCGCGCTGCTGCTTTCCGTCCACCCACCGCTCGCCTGTCCAAGCAAAGGCATGGCCTTGCTCCTGTCTCTGCTCCCTGTTCGGGAGAGTGGTGTTGGATCGAAACGAAACGTCCGCTCACCGAGGCGAGCGGGACAGACCAATCATTTGGCCCGTCGTAGTAAGAGATTGGTATTGAGACAAAAGCGAAGAGGCTGAGCGGAAATCCGCTCAGCCTCTTCGTCGGCCCTAGATTGGGCCTCAACCGTGGGTCGAGATCAGCCGAAGATCTTCGACACGTCGGGTGCCGACTCCCACAGCTTCGAGAGATCCGAGATCTCCGACGAAGCTGCCGTCTTGCTGACTGCGCCGAGCGTCTTCACGCCCGTCGAAGCGAGCCGGGGCTGGGGCTTGAGAGCGGCAGTGCGCTTGGCAGCGGCAGTCCGAGCGGCGGCGGACTTCGCCTCCTTGGGCTCTTCCTCAGCAGCCTCGTCACCGTCAGGCTCCTTGTCCTCTGACTTCTTCGCGAAGCGTCCGCCGTAGAGGAGCGACATCTCATCGTCGCTCATCCCCATGTCGTCGGTGCCGTCCATGAGGGCCATCGGGTCGTCCATGAAGGGATCCTCGTCAGCCGTGGGGTCGCCCAGGCCAGCGAGCATCTCCGAGAGCATCTCGCCATCGGCACACGCCTTCTTGTCGGCTCCCTCTTCGTCCTCAGCGGACTCCTCGGGCTCCTCTTCCTTGGCCTCGTCCTCGGACTTCTTGGCCTCCTTCTTGGGCTCCTCGTCCTCGGACTTCTTGGCCTCGTCGCCGTCCGGCTCTTCGTCGCCTGACTTCTTGGCGATGAGCTTCTGCTTCGCGGCGCGAGCAGCCTTGGCCTGCTTGAGGGCTTCCTCGGCCATCATCTCGACCAGAAGCTCCTCCTCATCGGAGTCGTCACCAGCGGTGTAGTTGTAGGTGGCCGGGTCGTTCTGACCGTCCGCCTTGACGAGCTTGCGAGCCTCCTTCTTGGGCTCCTCCTTGGGCTCCTCCTT